ATCGATTTAGTTCCTACAAAAAACTTACCATTCTCGGGGTTGATACCAACAAACATAGCCGGCGCGCCATCCCATTTAACAGATGTTTGCACATGTGAATTAGAATTTCCCTTCAGAGTCTCAAGAAGTTCCAGTAGAAATGCCCGGGCCATTTTATAGCCGGCAGGACCTTGCGTGAGAATTAACTCTTCGAGATGAGTAAGATGTGTATTAGCACTACCTTCTTTTAGAAGTGTGGACATTCATTTTCCCTCGTTTAAGCTTTCTTCTAAAATATTGAGTTTTTCATATAGTTCAACGTTTTCATTAAGCATACGTCGGGCATGCCGCTTAATCTCTCGCAAATGTTGTTTAGCAAGCGCTAGGCGGTTTTGTTCTTTGACAGTTTTAGGCTGGAGATTGGTAATGACTTCTTGTAAACCCTGAATGTAGGTGAAAATTGTCTTTTCGCTTACACCTTCACGAATAAAATCACCCCAATTGGAGTTAATCGACATTACTTCATCGCTTCTTTGATAGCTTTACGAACCATCTTACGCATCTTAGCTTCTTGCAGCGCTGCACCTGGCCTTTGGCGAGGATCTACAGCACCGCGTTGATTTCTGGCAGACGAACGTCCTTTGGCACGTCTCTCTTCTACTGGTTCTTCAGCAGACATAGACATATCTTCACCACCCGGCGCCGCAAGTTGCATAAGCAGTCCTTTAAGCTCATCCATCAGCGCGCCAACTCGATCCGCTGGATCTTCATCACCGACTTCACCGCCATGGCTTTCATCACCCATTACAATAACTTCGCCTTCATCCGGCATATCGCCGCATGCTTCTTCGAGATCTTCTGATTTCTCACCAGAATCTTTTTCTTCGGTTTCCTCATCTGTATCCTCAACGTCTTCGTTATCGGATACCTCGTTTAATTTATTGAGGTCCATTTTAAAACCCCATGCTTCTGAAAGGAGGATTTTAATTTCCCCATTTTTCCAATCTTTAGTCGTCATCGCGTAATCTCCTTTTTGTAGATGCTCAAAATAAATAGTCTGTTTTATGCTGTCTTCCCAATCTCGGAAGCACATATTTCCCTTTTCGTATGCTTCACGTTCCATTTCCCGCATGTGAGAATTGTTTTGTGCATAGCCTTCTCCCATTTCACCAGCATCACTAAATTTACCATTACAGTTTTGTGTATGGTGTACGAGTTCGTGGGACAGCGACCGCATAATGTCTTTTGGATGACGACCTGTAGTGTACAATGTTATTGCAACTGCTTCGGGATCATAAAATGCCGTACGCCCCAATGGGTTGGCGGCATTTTCAGGATCACCTTTTAAAAACAATTTAGGTGGATCCTGAAATCCCATCCTTTCTTTTGCGAAAGGCAAAAACTGTTTTACCAGTGGCATAAGATCTTCAATATCAGCCATCTTTCAAAAAAACCTCTTTTTTATGGTCGGAACACCAAATATACATTAAATAGTTTCTAAATGAACGTTTTAATCATTTAAATCACTTGTCCGAGAAACTAGTTTTAAACTGGCAGTAAAAAACTTAATCTCTGGCTGGATTCCATTAATAGGTACCACTTTCGATACTGATATTAATCGACCGGAACTTATCTCTTTATTAATAGTTGTAATAATACCATAATTTGTTAACCATTCTTGTTGAAATTTATCAAACGTGGTCCACTCCACAATATCACCAATATTAAAGTCTTGCTCTAATAAGCTACCAAAATTATCTTTTCTATCCATTATATGAAACTATCCACGAGCAAACTCCTACTGATAGTCTTTCTCTCATAATTGTTTTTGCTTCATCGTGATCTTTAAAAGGACCATCAGACTGCAAATATTCTGCATGCTCATCATACACATATACTAGGAATAGTTTTCCGTCATTAATATCCCAGTGTTTAGAGAGATATCTTCTCTTTTTTCTTGCTGCCTTTTTTAGTGCCATCCCATCCATAATTAGAGGACGCGCCAGATAATGCCTTATTATGTATACCTTTGTATACAAAACTCTTAATTTTTTTATCTAATTCAACAACCTCGATGGCGCGCGAGTCATAGCGCACAATTTCTATTTTCATTTTTCATCTCTTTTTGAATAAATTAAAGCTAATAAGGTTATAACACAAAATTCATAACCAAAAAAGCCGTAAGTCACCCAACTTGTTAATAAAATAACTAATCCAAACCAAAATGAATTAAACGTATAAAACATTAATTAAATCCTATTTCTTCTATCTCTTTGTGTTCAATACATATTATATCAGCATTTGTACAATATATTAAGGTCCGTCCTTGTAAATCATATTCTTTTTCTAAAATATAGACGATTGAACCTCTATCAACATTAACCATTTTTTTACTAAACGGATCATACGCCCACAAAAAACCTTTTCCTTTGATCATCACCGGTGGAATTACTTCGTCTTCTTCTGTCAGTATTCCGGATAATTGTTTATATAAAGCTTTTAAAGTTTCTTCTGCTTGTGAACTTGTCTTTTTAGCTGCCATTCTGACCGCCTATAAATAGCTCATGAGAGCTAACGCCATCCCCATACCAAACTGAACAACCATAAAAACAGTCACAGCTTTTGTTTTAAAGAGTTTTAAATCTTCAACATCTTCGAGGGTATTTTTTATTTGTGAGGGGGATACAACGTCATCTATTCTTTCTTTCCATGCTTTAAGTTCTTGTACTCTATCTTCTTTTGCCTTAAGTTCAGTTAATTGACTCTTTACATCTTGAAGTTCATGACGTAAGGACTCTATTCCAGTTGATAAAGTCTCTAATTGTTGTAATACTAACATAGAATATTGATCCCAGCCGGGATTATCTTGCGGCATTTTCTTATCCTCCATAATTATAAATAGCTGGCAGCTAGCCTAATGAGACAAACGTTTTTCTCTACCACAAGTAATCTGCATTATTGTTCCTGCACACATTTAAACAAGGCTATTTCCGTGTGCCCAGATTTTATGTTTCTATGAAATTCTTCCACATATTCACTATCCTCTTGCTTTCTGAAAGAGGATCGTTAAATTGTTTGTTTTGATTTTCTTTTTTCATGATCGCGTCGACCACACTTTTAACTGCTGCTCTCAACTCGTCTTGATCGTCCCACTCTTCGACAGTTTCTCTCATAGCGTGTATTGAACTATCAGTCGCGTCGGAATCTGCCTGCATGCGAATCTTGAAGTCTATCTCACCATCTTCAGTAGGCATTACTATATGCTCTACGCTCCAATTAGGAGGGTAATGACCGGTATCATCTAAATGTGGGGTTACCAACTTCTGTTTAAGAGCGGTAGAAAAGTCCCTACTTCCAAGCACCTTTTTAATCATGTCATAAGCATATTCGTTATTTGCTTGTCCTGCTTCGATAGATGTTTTAACTGTTTCAAAAGACTTATAATAACCATTCATGTTTTCTGATTCTGTTACTTCAAAGCTACCATCATCTGCACGGTAGACATACGCCACGGGATAGTTATTAACAAAAGCTTTTATGGGAGTACCGCTGGTATCCCATTTAACTGCAAACTTCTCTTTATCAATATACTCGGAGAGATCGAGATACGTGTCAGTTGTATAAATGTCTATATTTTCGAAATGATCGCCATCGTAAGAGTCTTCTACATCATAGCCCCATTCATGATACAAATTTGAATCTCCGACAAGCTCGTTAGCCCACCTTACAAAAGATCCACCTGACATCCAGCCTTCGGTCTTAAACAACTTTTCGAAGATCTTGGAAAATAGGCTGTGGTCATTCTGCAGGTCATCAAGCTTATTAATTTCTGTACAAAAGTCGCTGAATGCATCGGAATGAAGTGCATACCCCGATTCAAATCCTTCTATTCCCTCTGGTTCAACATCTATGAAGAAAATTATCTTGGGTTCTCTTTGCCAAGTCTCCCCGGAACCACCAGCGATTTTCCGATACTGCGCCGGAATGTCCTTGCTCCCCGGCTCGTTAGTAATCCTAGGGTAATCATTGAAGACATCTTTTATCACCCCCTCACTCGAATAAGGATAATCATTCATTTGTCCTATGGCGTCTTGTCCGATGTCAAAAGCTTGGTGTGAGTTTGGCAGTGTTTGAAAATCATCAAAACTCAATTTTAGGGCAGCCTCGACTCTTATATAAAAGTCTCCACCACCATCATCCATTACCTCAAATGCAACTGTAAAGTCCTTCATGAGATTATTCCAGTGGTCTTCAATCTCTCCACATTCGTCCTTAAGTGCATTCTCTCTTGAACTATACAGCAAATCATCGTCTAAACTATCTTCCACAGATCTATCTTGGCGGCCTTTGCCATATGTCTCTTCTGACGTCAGTCCTATGAGTTCACGGAATCTTTGATCTAATCCCTCTGTGCCTCCACTATCTGAATAATGTCCGCCAAAGAAGGTAATTTGATTTAAATCAATCTTGCCATCTTCGGTTCTAGGTAGATTTTCGATAATGTCCGTTTGTTGTTCTTGAACCCAGCGTAATAGTCGATCTCCAATGCCGGGAAGCTTCTCACCATAAACTCGTGTCTCGGGGACAGCTATCTCGGTACCGGTTTTTTCTTTTGCCAGTCGCAATCGCAGTCGCGACACAGGCTTAATTGTTCCGCCTATATTTCTACCAGTAGGAGAATATCCTCCCGGAAACCCGGGGCCATCGCGCAAGCTGTCATCAAAAATCTCATCAACTGTATTTATCTTATCTTCTGCTTCATCAATTGCGCCAGAATCGGTCATAGCCAGAAGTTCGTCAGTATTCACAACATAAGCAACAGCACCTTCACCATGGGCTTCAGCGACCGCACACTTATAGTACTCACCGTCGCCGGAGCCGCGCGAG